ACTGAAAACTGAGGAGACGGGCAAATGTCAGACGCTACATTATCTACTTTAAGTAATATTAGAACTAAGATAAGGCGGTTAACAAGAAACCCGTCTACTTCGCAACTATCTAATGCAGATTTAGATAGCTATATAAACAACTTCATACTTTATGATATGCCAGCACAACTAAAACTAGACACCTTAAAGACCGTATTAACATTCTATACAGAAGCTAACGTGGAGGTTTATAGTACCTCGGCGGACGTAGCTGATGCTTTATATAATTTTAAGAATAAATATACAAACGTACTTACACCTATTTATATTGGAGGGTATAAGGCAGCTTTATTTCAAGATAGAGAAACTTTTTACAACACTTATCCACTTGAACCGCCTACAACCATTCAAACTGAGTTTATCGCTCAAGGCGATGGTGTTACTACAAACTTTACTGGTACATTGTCTGACTTTCCAATTCTGCCTAACTATGTAAGCGCTTCATCTTTTGATGCTGCTGATAATGAGCTGTTAGCTGTTGATGATGGTTTAGGTTTTTGGACTGGTGATGTAAGTGTACCAGGCTCAATAAACTATGAAACAGGAGCTTATGATATTACTTTTAGTGCTGCTCCAAAAGGATTAGATCCATTAGATAGATCGCAAGTATTTATAGAAAGTCGCCCTTATGCTAGCAGTCGCCCTGAAGCAGTATTTTATTTTCAGAATGAATTTACTTTAAGGCCTATTCCTGATAAAGCATATGAAGTTAGCTTAACTGTGTATCAAAGACCAACTGAAATGGATAATACTACGGATATGCCAGAACTTTCCGAGTGGTGGCAGTACATAAGTTATGGCGCAGCGATTAAAGTCTTACAAGACAGATTAGATATGGATACGGTACAACTACTGCTTCCTGAGTTTAATAATCAAGAAACCTTGATAAACCGTCGTAAGATAGTTCAAAATGCTAGTAAAAGAGTTGCTACTATATTTTCTAATGGCGTTTCTAATGGCTATAATAATAACCTCGAAGGAGACTTATAATGTCTTATAATGAATCCACACCTGCAAGTATCAATGAAAGCTTTTCCGTTAGCCAGCCTAAAATTAAAGCAAATTTTGAATCTATTAAAACTGCTTTTGATCAAGATCATGTAACTTTTGATAGTGGTAAACATAAGCAACTTACGATGCCGGAACAAGCAGCTGCATCAACAACAGCTGTAAATGAAATGGCTATTTATACCTTAGAAAATGCTGTTACGAATGTATCTAATTTGTATTTAAGGTTAGAAAGTTCTGGTACTCAATTTAATATGACTCCAAGCGTTTTAGGGCATGCAGCTTCTGGTTATGAGGTTTTACCTTCAGGACTAATTATAAATTGGGGCTCCGGTACTGCAGGTGGAACTAGCGGAACAAATACATCTTTTACTAAAGCTTTTGCTGCTGCACCTTATTCAGTAACGGTTACAGAAAAAGTCGCGGCTGGAATAGGCCATAATTTTACTACTATAGTTACTGGTAGCGTTACAACGGCTGGATTTTCTACTAAAGCATTTGATGGAAACAATAACGCTGTTTCTGGAATATCGATTTTCTATATAGCTATAGGAAAATAATATGGCATATGATCGCTTCTTAATTGCTCCTTACCAAAATGGTCTTAGAAAAGACTTAACAACATGGCTAAGCCCACAAGATTCCTTTAAGCGATTTGAGAATGTTAATATTCTTCGTGGCAAGATAAAGAAAAGATTTGGTGGCAAGCTTGTAGATGGTTCTAGAGAAACTTCAAGAACTAGAATACAACTTTCAAGGGTTGCTTTAACCGGTGGTTCTAAAGTTGGCGAAACAGATGGTTCTGGAGATGCAAATGGTACTCTTCCAACTGGATTTCACATAAGTTTAGGACAACGGTTTTATATCGGAACAGAAACCTATACCGTAACTTTACTTGGAACGGCGGCTGTTTTAACTGCGGATAGTGGTGGAGCAACAACAAAAACTCTTGATAGTGATACAGGAGCTTATAATTTTGTAGGGGCTGCAGCATCAGAACAAATTTATTGGTATGCAGATGGTAACTCTGGAGAAATTAAAACAGATGCTGCCACAGGAGATGCAACTGGTTATGCTCCAGGAACAACTTATAAGCCTGGCCAAACATTTTTAATTGATACAGAAGTGTTTACAGTTCCAGCTTTAGGAACTCCTGCAACTATGTTAAGAAGTATAGGCTCAGATACGTGTACTTTTGATACTACGACTGGTGCTTTTTCTTTTGATAATGCCCCTAAAGATAAGGCTATAATATTCCATCCGGTAGAACCAATAATGAAAATTTCACATTACGAGCTCGGGCCTGTTAATGAGCATACTACATATGTAATGGATACTCAGTTTATATATAAATTTGATGGTACTTATTGGTCTAAGGATACTTCATTTCCATCTATTTTAAAGGGAAGCGATAAACAGTTTTTCTGGACTGCTAACTATGTTGGCGCAGCAGCTGGTGATATAGCCTTATTCACTTCAAATTTCAATGCTACTGTCGGAACTCCAGATGCCAGTGATGATCCTATGTATTTCTATAATGGAACTGCGTGGGCTGATTTCTCGGCTTATACAAAATTTAATAGTGATCAAGATATAGTTGCTTCGGCCAAGATAATAATAGCCTGGAAAAATAGATTACTTTTATTTAATATTATAGAAAAAGATATTACTGGGCCAACTAATAAAGCCTTTACGAGTAGAATTAGATATTCACATAATGGCTCACCTCTTTCAGGCAGTGCTTGGTTAGAGAGAAGAACTACTTATGTTGATGGAGCTACTTATAAAGGTGATGGCGGTGGATATATAGATTTACCTATAGAACAAGACATAGTTTCTGTAGCAATAATTAAAGACAGGGTTATAGTTTACTGCGAACGTAGCACTTGGGAGTTAGCTTATACAGGAAGTCCAGGACTTCCATTTATTTGGAAGAGTCTTGATACAAATATTGGTTCTGAAGCTTCATATTCTACAGTTAGTTTTGACAATGAATCGGTTACTATAGGAACTACTGGTGTATACTCTTGTAATGGCAGCGATGTAGCAAGAATAGATAGTCAAATTCCAGAAGAAGTATTTGAGTTTCTTAAAACACAAAATGGAACAGCCAGAGTTCACGGCGTTAGAGATTATTACAATGGTTTAGTTTACTGGACTATTTTAGAATCCTCTGTATCAACAACACATAATTATCCTAATAAATTATTAGTTTTTAATTATAATGATGCTTCTTGGTCGTTTTATGACGATACGATTACGACTTTTGGTTATTTTGAGCAATCTACAGACAGAACATGGGAAAAGCCTGGAACTTGGGATACCGATGTAACTTGGGGTGGTTATTATGAGCAAGGTAATTCAAGATTTATACTTGCAGGTAATCATCAAGGCTTCCTTTTTGTTGTTAACAACGATTACCCACAAAATGCCCCAGTAATGACAATAGCCGCTATGACTTCAGCTACAATTACATTACCTGATCATAATTTAGCAGACGGTGATTTTGTTAAGTTTGTTGATACTAATGTAACAAGAACTAAAGAAGATATTTATAAGATAAAGTATATTAGTAAAGACTCATTTTCTCTTGAAGATAATGGTGAGCTTACAGGTACTTATAAAGGTGACGGAACGATACAAAGAGTAAGTAGAATTACTCTACAATCTAATGATTGGAATCCATATGTTAAGACAGGTGATAATGTGTTCTTAGCTAAAATGGACTTTTGTATTAAAAATACTCAAGATTGCGATATGACTGTTACTTACGATGTTGACACTTTGGGCTGGAATTTTGTTGATGAAGGCATTACATCAGAGGCCAACCTAGGAACAAATGTTTTAGAGCTTCATGCATATGATGAAACAAGTATAGAAGTATTTAAGAAGACACTTTGGCGTACTATTTATTTTCAGGCAACCGGAAGCTTTGTAAACATCACGATTTCAATGACAGACACTCAAATGTTAGACCCAGATAATTCACTTTCACCGTTTGAACTTCAAGGTATGATTCTTTATACAATGAAGGAGGGCAGTTAGATGGCTCAAGATAGTTCAACGCTAGTATCTATATCAAATGTTTTAGACCCAGCCTTGATCCGAGATCTAGATCCAAAATCACCCGAGTTTAAACGCTTTATTGTTTCCTTAGCAGAGAATGTTAATTCTATTCTTCTTGCTGTAAATGCTAAAACTGTTGGAATACATGACACTAGGGAATCTATAACAGGAAATAAGTTTTTTGATGACGACAATAATGAACCAAAAGCTAGTTATAGTAAAATGGTTATTTGTGGAGCATTACCTAATACTGCTCTTAAGCAGATTGCACATGGTTTAGATTCTGCATGGTCATATAAATTTATTAAAATTTATGGAGCATCTTCAGATTCAGCAAATCAAAAATATATACCACTACCATATGCAAGTGCAACGGCGGCAGATGTTGTTGAATTGTCCGTTGACAATACATATATTAATATAACTACTGGTAAAAACATGGCATCTTTTGATACAACAAAAGTATACATTGAATATTTAGAGATATGATAAATTCAAGGAGTTAGTAATGGGATTAGGTAGTTTTCTTTTTGGACATAAACCACAGTACGAGCAAATGCAGAAGTTTAATCCACAACAGCAGCAGGGTTTTAGCCAAATTTTACAACAAGCTTTATCTGGAATGCAAAATCCACAAGAAGGTTTTGAGCCTATGGCGCAGCAAGCAAGATCACAGTTTCAATCTCAAACAGTTCCCTCTCTTGCAGAAAGATTTACAGCTATGGGACAAGGCGGACAGCGTTCTTCTGCGTTTCAAGGAGCTTTAGGCGAAGCTGGAGCAGGGCTAGAAGAAGGATTAGCCTCACAAGGTTCACAATACGGGCTACAAAGACAAGGTCAACTCCAACAATTACTTGGCATGGGATTAACACCACAATTTGATACTTTTCGCAATGCACCAACACAGGGGTTAGTTGGAAACATGGCAGCTGGAGCTGCTGAACAAATTCCATCAATGCTTAAGATGTGGTTAATGGGAGGTATGTAAGATGGCCGTATATTTTGGACAAGAACAAGGGTTAGGTGATCTTTTAGGTGCTGGATTAGGTAAGGGACTTAATCAACTTGCA